GCACATAATATGGGTTATGCCTAGCATGAATGCCTGATGCACTGTCAACTAATTGACTGACTGTACCACTAGGCTTAACACAAGTGATAGCGGCAGACTGTTCAATGCCTAGCTGTTCAGCAAAGATAGAGTTTGTTTCTACAGCTACTGCCTTTAACTCTTCAAGCAATGAACCAATGTTTGTACCATACGTAGCACTCTTACCTGACAGTATCTGATTATCCATGATACCAGTGAGTGACACACCTAGTAACCTTTCTTGTTCTGTGTTTGTCTTCCATATCTTACGCAAGTATTTGAAGTCAGTCATTGTAGCTTGGAATGTACCAAGTATTGTAGCAATGCGTACCTTCTTACGTAATGATTCCATATTATCAGATGCACGTGCTACTACCTCTGACAAGTTACAGAACTGATATGGACGTAGGATAATCTCACTGCATGGGTTACATCCGAAAGCATGTCCAGTATCACGTCTTCCATTCTTAGAGGCTTGTTTAACTGCTGACGCACGATTAAAGATACCACGCTCACCTGACTTAGATTCATACAAGGATACCCACTCACGCATGAATGTACCCATCTGTGGTTTCTCTTTATAGGCAACAGAGTTATTAGCTAACGCACGTTGTCCTTCATTCTCCCACCACTGACCTGACTTAGCATGTGCCATCTGGTCATCATTAAGATTAGACAATGAAATCAATGCACTACGTCTGACACCACCTACAACTACAACCTCACCAATCTTACACATGATGTCGTGACACTCAATAGGATATAGCCTACGTCCTGATGCACCCTTGAACTTCTCAATACAAAACTCAAACAACTCTATCAAAGGTTGTGGTCCTGATGCTCTACCACCAAATGTCTTCAACCTTGCACCTGCAGGACGTACCTCTGATACATCAAACTTAGGTATCTGACCTGAGTAAAGCATAGCTATAAGTTCTTTCAAAGACTTTGCCCAGCCGGGTCTGCTATCACCTACCTTGATTACTGTATCTGTAGTATGAAACTCTTCATTAACTACAGGTAACTTGTCTACATTACTACGCTCCACAGAGAAGCCTACACCAGTGCCACACATTAAGATGTACATTGTCTCATCAAATGCTCTAGGATTATCTACAGGTACGTAAGAACAGTTGTAACCACCTACGTGGCATCTATCTAACGCAGGACCTGATGTCATCAAAGCCCTCATGCTTGGCATCACACGTTGCTCAAGCACTGCTTCCTCTAACTCACCACGTAACTTATCTTCTAGTGTGAAGTTACATGTATCTTTTAGATGCTTAGTCATGTAGTCAAAGTATCTTGCTACTGTCTCACCCCAATTCTCACGTCTTTGTTCATCTTCCTTCCACCTAGCGTAACGTGATAACGCTATGAAATTTTGGTAGTCGGTAGGTAAATAGTTATTCATCTCTCACTCCTGTATAGTTTTCATACTTTTTATTTTAGTTCCTTCCACATCGTAGAAATATTCTCGTATACCATCTTCAATTTCTTCTGCAACATTTTCATCTGCAGGAACTGGATACTCATCTGGGTCAATATCAATTGTGATAAAAACTTTAACTCGCATTTGGCTCACGACCCTCTAATTGATTAATACGCATATCAATATACCTCTTTGCTTTATTTAAATCTGTTATTTCATCTGTATTGGATTTGTAACCTGCTCTCATTATATACTTTATAACATTGCCCATCCAGAAAGGCAACTCATTATTCATAATGAACGACACAGGCTCAATAGCATATCGCTCATAGTGTTTTGGATTATTAATTACATCTGACTGTGCCATTGCTTGCTTCATGTATTCCTCATGTCTTATTTGACTGCTCATTATGCACTCCCTTTTGTACTGCTACTAAAAGATAATGTAATGACATTATCACTTCTGTCAAGTACTTTTCCTCTGTCAGATTCATCCAATTCAACAGCAATATCTAACTCATCAGATTCGCTTTCTGTTAGAGCATAGTTATGAACTAATTCGCGTAATTCTTCTGACTTTTCCATTAAAGGTACACTTGCACATACCATTTTAGCAAAATGTAAAATACTGTAATAGTCTTCATCATTTAGTGGATTATTTCTACCTGCCATAATAGAAATAGCTACATCACCAGACCATTCCTGCTCATTAACTACAGTTGGTCTTATACATATAACTATGTCTTCCTTCTTTAAAGAATCAATAATTTGTTCGTCTATCATTTTGTTTTCCTTTTAATTTTTATCTTATGTTGAAATGGTATAAAGATAGGATGTTTATCTTTTCCTTTTTCTTTAAGCCAATCTTCAGGTATTATTCTGTCATAATATCTAAAGCCATTCTTAGTACACCAATCTCCATAAGATGATTTTGCACCTTTATATAATTTGCTACGGCTGTTAGTGAAAACAAAACGAATATCTAGTTTAGGGTGTTGTTTTTTTATTGTGATATGCTTGCGTCTATCTGCTGAAGTAAATCTACCCTTAGTTTCTATTATTATACCATTTTGTAAAACAAAGTCAGGCGTATATGTTCTATAAGCTAAGTCTTCCCATTCTATTTTTACTTTCTCATAACGATATGTAATGTTGTGTTTCTCTAAATATTCAGCAGTTTGATGCTCAATACCGCTTCTGTAACCATGTTTACGTGCCATACGAAAAGATTTATGATTTAGCATTGTTTAATTCTACATATTGTACTATTGCAGGTTCTTTTGCTTTTGAAGTAACGCTAGGTATTTCTTGTAAGCTAGGCCAACAATCAAATCGGTATGAACAAAACTTACATCCATTATTAAGTATTTTATTACCTGTTTTTTTCTTATAAAAAGTTTCTTCTACAGGTTCAAAACATCTATCAAACTTATTTTCTTTAAGTTTGTCATGCTTGTCTTGTATCTTTTGTATTTCCTCATCTACGTTTAGCCACTTAGCACGTACATATTTAAATGCTCCCGTAGCTTTGTTTACTACCCACCAACCACCTGCACGTTTACCTGCGGCTTTAGCATAACCTGCTAACTGTGCAACATAACCAAATGAATCACCATTTTTTAATGTATCAAAAGATTCAAACTTATATTTGTATGACCAATCAGATGCAGACTTTATGTCATCAACAGCACCATCAATAACAATATCATATGTTCCATTAATGGATGTGTTATCCAACTCAAGTTTAACGCTATCGGAATCTTCATACTTTACACCTGCTTCTTTTAGAATACCCTTGAAGACAGCTTCTACTATATCTCCTATCATCATATTCATTATAAACGTAGTAGGTAATGGTACAGCAACTTCAGGTTTGTTTTTATCATACCAAAGTTGGCAAGAAGGGCGACCTACATTAGACATACGTAATGTAAAGTCACCCCTGCTTTTACCACTACCAAACTGCTTTTTAAGAGCCTCTGCCACATCTGTAGCTACTTGCTCTATAGTCTCATCAGACATGGTAGAATCACCTTTTACAGCATTTTCCATGTACTGATGTACAGCTAGTTCAGCAGGATGTTCCATTAAGCTACCTCAACTTCAATGTCAGATTCTTCTACTAAAACGTCAATAACATCTACATCATCTTCGTTCATTTTGCTATTGACATTTTCAGACCACTTATTTGAAACGTATGAATTATAATTATCTATCCATTGCATGAAGCTACCAAACATTTCTTGGTCATCTTGAGTTATCTCAAGTGTATCAGTTAAATTAATGGATACAGATGGAACATAGTATTTTGCACCAGATGGTATTTGTCTTTCCTCTGTATTCACAACCATTTTATGCTGTAGAGGAAGACGCTTGTGTTTACCTAGTGTATTAAACGCATCACCTACTGCTTTGTATGCTTCACGATTATCTATTTCCCATATAAATGGGCTATCATCTACAGATACTTTATTACCCTTTTCGTCTTTAGCATTTTCCATTGAAACCATACCGATAACAACGCGAACACGTTTTATGCTACGTATAAGTTCTTGCATGTTCTTTGGTAGTGCTTGCCAATCCTTTATATAACCAGCAGGTTTGCCACAGTTAAAGCCACCATCTGTATCTTTTAAATCAATATTTAAATTATCAGCCATGATGGTCTTTACATATTTATTAGGAATAGTATCTGTACCCTTAATAAATCTTTTATACATGTATCTCTGTAAGAAAGGTCTTATAGTTATGGATGTACTATAAATAGTATTGTTATCGCCCTCTAACTTAAACGTGCCACCTTCTAGTCTAAATGCACCACCTTTTACAACTTCAACATTAATGTCTTCACCATCAATGCTCTTTATACCCATTACAGGTTGGTGGGATATTCGTAGTCTTGGCAAAGATAATCTTTCTTCAGGTGTTGCAGTAGTAGTTACTGATACACCCATTGCTTTTGCCATGTCAGCATAATTAGCTGTATTAATAGTTGTGATGTTACTCATCTTTTATCTTTCCTTTTCTGAAAATAGAATGGTAGTTATATCAGCTTACATCCTTCGTGTCAAGCCAATTTTTACCTATTTTTGATTCTAATAGTAATGG